GATTAAATGGAAGGATTCCTGGAGTATTTTGAGGTGGTTTCATACCATAACAGTTAGCACCTCTTAAATCATTTACACTACCATATGTATTAACCGCTTTTGCACCACATCCAGAACGTGGTACTTGGATTGGAAAAACTGGGTCCGAATCACTTGTATGACCGGATGAACACCAATCTGCCCCATAATTAAATGCATCTGTTATTTCTTGTCTGGTTGCTAATCTAGCCCCAAATTCTTTACATTTGGCTTGAGCTTGAACTCTAGTTTTATCATATCCTCCAATATGAAATGCTTCATTATCTGGACTATATTGCGACCATTTTGTTGAATTAAAAGGTAATATATTTTGTGTTGATTCTGCTGGTTTAATCCCATAGCAATAGCCCCTCTTAAATCATTAGGATTACCATAAACATTTACTCCTCTAACCCCGCATCCATCACGAGCTACTTGAGTTGGATATGAAGGATCAGAATCTTTTAAATGTCCAGAAGAACACCAATTAGCTCCTGCATTAAAAGCATCATCTAATTCTTTCCTAGTTGCTAATCTAGCATTATATTCTTTGCATTTGGCATCTGCTTGTCCCCATGATTTGTCGTAATTTCCTATATGAAATACTTCATTATTAGTTTTATTAAATGACTCACAACCCTCTATTCCCTTACAGGCTACAAGACCATCCATATCTTTTTTTGCTCCCCATGCTGCCATATCATTTTTGATGGCACCAAATGTACCTGCACCATTATCCTGTCTCCACCAACCATTATAATCATTTGGTGGATATAAGGTACCTTCTTTTTTACAACCAGAATTTATCCATGTTCTTTGTAAACAAGTCACAGGAACTTGACTAGCTTTAGTGTTGTCATTAATACCAACACATGGGTCAGGACCTTTACATCCATCAACATGCACCTGACTTGTCAATGTACCCCATGCTTTAATATCACTTTTAATTGTGCCGAAATTACCAGCTCCACATTTTGGCCATGGATTATTTCCATCACAATATACTGTAGTTGCACCATTAGGAGAATTATTCCACCAACCAAAAAAATTATCTGGTGGATACAATGGTCCGTCTTTAGAACAACCTGCATCTACCACTAATTTTTGTATACATTTGACCGGAACATCCTTTGCTAAACTAGAATCAGTTAGTCCTACACAAGGGTCTGGTTCTATATTTGTCATATTTTCCCTTAATTTTTTTTAATCTAATAATTTATAACTTTGATTTATTGAAAAATATCTTGACATCCTATATATTTATATTATATATCTGGATAAAAAAACAATTAACAATTTTAATTCATATTAATAAATAATTTATAAAATTAATTAATATGAATCATATTTTACATAATATTTCTTTATTAATATTATTTACAGGAATTATATTTATTACTGTTTATATTACTAAAGCATCATCAAATGGTTTCCTAACATGGGACCAACAATTGCTAGCTAAAAGAAATAGACTGAGATTAAGAGAACCAATAAGCATTTATGATTATCGGGTATCTAAGGAATATAAAAAGATGTTTTCACAACCATCCATCTGGCTAGGTTATCAGGACTTTGACGCTGATGAACCTAAACAAAAATTGTACATCAAAAATTAGACACATTTCCATGTTGCTGTAAAGTGTTTGTTAATACTTTGATATGGGTCAACTTTTTTAAGTTCTGATGCTAAATCAAATGTATCTTTATTTCTTGCAACAACTGATAAATTATAGTTTTTAAACATGGGTCTAGTTTTTGAATTAACAGAATCATCTAGACAAATTGAATTATTCCATCTACCATATTTTACATTTAAGTCACTAATAGTAGTACCATTTTCACATTTAATTTCAACACCGTTAGTAAAATCATCTTGACATCCAGATAATTCATAAATCTTATTTTTCTTTTGTGTATACATTACATATCCAATCACACCCAACACTACCACAACACCAACTATTATAATAATTGTGGTTAAGTTGGAATTATTTTCATATTCATCATCCATATATTTTAAAATAGAAAAAAATAAATTTTTTATATCTTTTAAAAATACTTAAAGATTGTTTATTATATTTGTATAATGTCAAAAGTAGATTTTTTAACCGAAGACTCATTACTTCCTGAAAACCAAAAATTCGTTTGTCTCAGTTTTTTAACTGATAAAGAAAACAAGACTACTATGTGTGGTATTAAGATTCGTGGTGTTTTTGAAAGCTATGAAAAAGCTTGTGAACATGCCAAGAAACTTCAAACTGTAGACCAATATTTTAACGTGTTTGTTGGTGAAATGGGTAAATGGTTGCCATTCGACCCTGCTCCTGATTCTAAAGCAGTACAAGATTCTGAATATGCAAACGAACAACTTAATAGCATGATGAAAGCTTATTATGAAAACCAAGAGAAGGCTAAGGTATATCATGAACAACGTAAGAATGAGATGGTTCGTCAAAATATTTTGGATAACTTGAATACTAGACGTGATAACCTTAAAGAAGCTAAAAAGAAGCTTAAGAAAGCTAAATCTCCTGAAGAAGAAGTATCACTTAAATCAAGTGTTGAAGCTATTGAAGAACAAATCAAAAAGATGGAAACCAGAAAAGTTGAACTAGATGAACAACTTGAACAACTTAGTGAACAAATGAAATCCTTTACTCCTGCACAAATGGCTCCACCTAAAATTATTGGAGATAATTAAATTCTAAAACTTAATTTAAACAATAATAATAAATTTATTTATTATTAATATTTAACTTTTTCTACTGATACCCGTACACCATTTCTCTTTTTGGAAAATAATGATTCAGGATTAAAAATTTCCAATCTTTTGTTCCATTCTGAGTCGTAAGCTTTATCATGGAATTTTCTAAATTTATTACATCCCAAGTTGAATGTCGGTACAGGTTTAGCTCTATACCAAAATACCTTATCGGTAATATTTTTACTGTGAATACGATTGTTAATAACCATCATACCATAATTTTCTGTTAGATCAGAGAAAACTTGTTGGAAAATATCAAATGTAGGAAACATACCTGCATAGTGTTCGTATAATTTTTTTCTATTGTTAATTGTATCTTCTGCAAGTAAAAAGATGTAATCAAAGTTAGATCTCATTTCAGGAGGTATACCTACCGCGTACTGCATAGTTAAAATAAATGACAAATGGTGATGACGTCCATTGAAAAACATTTCTGCTATATTAGGATCTTTAATCCATCTTTTATCAGACATACAATCATCCATAATTAACATTATAGAATCATCTTTAGGTTTCTTTCCTTCTTTTTCTCTTTTAACATTATCTTCATGCATTTTAGCTTGTCTTTCATAAACCCTAGATAAAATATCAGATGTATATTCTGAATAAATATAAGAATCAGGTATGAAATCTTTATAAAATCCATTTAAATTTTCTGTTCTACTAATAGCTATAGCTGCTGCAATATTCCTTTTTTGATACATAATTTCTCTAGTCAAGAAAGATTTACCAGTTGCACGTTTTGCAATCATAGCAATTGTGCAATGGTCAACCATTTCATGAATATTAAATCTTTTGATGGGTAATTTTGCTGCTCCAAAACCTACTTCTCTAGTTGCCATTTATTATATTACCAGAGATATTTTTTATATTTAATGGCATATTTATATACAGTATCATAATCTAAAGTAAATATTTTATCGTATATATTATTGGATTCATTTTTATTGTCCAATACAAGTACCTTATAATATCCAGTTAAATCAGAAAATAATTCCCTAAACTCATCAAAACTATTTATGAATGAAAAATGTCTATTATAAATTATTTTCAAATTTGAAATTGAACATTCTGGTCCGAATATTATCCAATCATATGATTGATATATGTTTTGAGGTTTCGGTCTTATTACTTGTTCAATATCGAACCATGAAATGTTATGAGATTGATAATTATTAGATAATTCATTTATCATTTCATCTTGATATAATTTACAATTTAATGAATGATAAGTGATAAATAATAATTTGGAATCCAAATTTTTTTCTGACATAATTTTATTCCGAGTAAAAATATTTTTTAAAATTATTGGAGAATACTTGTCATAAATTAACCTATCATCAACAATACCATAAAATACCTGATAAACTTTTTCATGTTGTTCTATAACTAATTTTGTTGCATGTTCATGTTTAATTTGTAAAATACATTTGATGACGTTAAATTTATGGTCAAATCCGTTCATAACCAAACTAATTGAACATAATTTTGAAAATAAGTTTAGGTCAAATTTTTTTATTTGCATTAAATAAACAAATAATAAAATTTTAGATTTTTAAACTTCTTTAGAAATCAGGCATTTCGGGTTATCCTTATACCTTCTTTAGAAATCAGGCATTTCGGGTTATCCTTATACCTTCTTTAGAAATCAGGCATTTCGGGTTATCCTTATACCTTCTTTAGAAATCAGGCATTTCGGGTTATCCTTATACCTTCTTTAGAAATCAGGCATTTCGGTAAAGATTTGTTGATTAGTAATATTTTTATCAGTATTAAACCAACTTAATTTATCATTATCAATATTCATTCCGAAATTATTATTATTAATAAATGGTTTTGTTCCAAGTTCAGTTGCAGAAACATCACATGATTTTACTGGTGTAACTACGGTAATATCAGTCACATTTTCGACAAGTTGACATGAATTAGAATTTATTATTTCTGGTAAATTAATTAACAAACCAACTATTGCAGCTACTAAAGAAGGGAATTTATATTGTTCATAAATTGTGGTTCTTTGACGATTATTTTTCTTATCATCAATATTTTGGAACCATAAGATAATGAGAAAAGAAGTTCCAATAATCAAAATTTGTTTTAGAAATAAATTCATTAATTAAATTCAGAAAATAATAAATCATTAATAATTAAACTAATTATTTTGTATTTTAACTATTTTAAATTTATTTTCTACCATAAGATAATAATTAGTTCAAATGCAAAATATTAACCAAAATAATATTAATAAAATTCAAAAATTAACCAAATATATTTTAATGGGTTTGATTGTTTTAGTTGCTACTAAATACATCCCAGATAATCAATTAAAGACTAAGGAAATTATAATGATTGGAGCAACATCATCGATTTCTTTTGCTATTTTAGATATGATTTCACCTTCAATAAAAATTAACCGTGAGATAAAAAATGAACAGCCTTCTAAAATTTTAGTCGAAGGGTTTATGAATAATTAAAATTCAAAAAAATTATATAGTTTAATATATATGTATACAGCAAACGGAGAATATCGTTTGAAAGAAAATTTTACCAATAATAAAAATGTAGAAACTTTTTTGGGAGTTGGACAAGCAATCTCTATAGCAAAAGGAGAAAAAGGTGTTTTAACTGAAGCAAACATGACATATAATGATAAAAACAATGTACTTTGTTTAAATAAAAAATATACAAGTGGTACTGAAGAAAAATCATGTTTTAGTTTAAAATATCCATCTACCGAATTTAATTATAATAGTGAAACAAGTAATATTTGTCTAAATACAAAAGATAATTATGGGACTGAATTATCTTCATGTCATCAAATTAAAGGTAATGTTGGACCTAAAGGCGATAAAGGCGATAAAGGCGATAAAGGCGATAAAGGCGATAAAGGTGATAAAGGTGATATCGGTCCTAGAGGTGATATTGGTCCTAGAGGTGATATTGGTCCTAAAGGCGACCAAGGAGAAAAAGGTTGTGTTATTTGCTAAATTATTATTAATTAAATATTTGTTTAATAATAATCTTAAATATATTTAAAATTGGGAATATAAATTAAAGAATTTCTTTTTGTCTTTCATATTTTTAGAATCATTTTTAACATCCTTCTTAGGTGTTACGTTAGAATTTGAAAAAATTTCTTGATATTTATTTTCATTTTCTTCTTGACTGTAATTTAAACTGGTTTCTAAATCTGAATCAGTTGCCAGGTCTTTTTGGAGAATTTTCTTTATTTTATCATCAAAATTTTCTCTTTTATCTGATTTTACTGGATTAAGAGTTTCTTCAAATTTCTTGATTGATTTGGCTAAATCAGTAATTGAATCAGAATCTTTATTGTTTGAAGAAGCTGAACCAGATGCACTATCATCAGAAGTTACACTACCTCCTTTTTGTTGATTGGGTACCTTTTTTTCAGATGACATAATGGATGCAATATCTGAAGAAGTTATCGAGTTTTTATTAATAATATTTAAAATTCTTGAACCAATAGTTTTTTCTTCAGAATTTGAACTATGGCCTCCTAATTGATTTGGCAATTCCATTTGTTTAGGTTGTTCTTGAGGTTTACTTGTTTGGTCTCTGGAAGGACTGGATGGTCTTGGTGTTCCTGTTAAATTGGGTTTATCAGAAATTTTAGCATCGGTATCTTTATATTCTAGTTCAAAGTTATCTTTGGCTAAATCCTTTTTAATTAATTTAGTTAGATTCTTTTCTTCTGCATCAGACATAACTTTTTCAAATTGGTCATCCTCTAACCCTTTTTCCATTTCTTCACCCAAATAAATTTGTAAGATATGTTTAACTGGTAATAACTTACGCATAGCTTCTTTAATACAATCCTTAATTATGTTCATACAATCTCTTTGATTACGTTTTATTTCAATAGGAGGAAAATTATGATATAGTAAATAGGGATTATTCCATAATTCACGAGCACATTCAATATATACCTTATGAATAAAATCGGTAGTTTTTATATCATTATAAAAACCAGGTTCTATTTTTGATTGTGTTTTGAGTGAAGGATTATACATTAATACGATTAAATTAGCCTTTAATGTTGCTTTTATTAAATCATTTAACCACCCATAACTATGAGAGGAATTTAATATGCGATTGGTTTCATTTTCAATCATTGCTTGATTCCATTTTGGTATTCTCTTTAGAAAGCTCTGAAATATTTTCAATATATCATCTGCTTTAGCTAATGTTAAGGCTTCTTTGTAAATTGATTGTAATCCTTCGAAAACCAAAGGAGTTAATATATTAGATAGATGAGTTGTATATTCATTTTTAGTTTCAACTAATAAATTTAACATTTATTTATTAATAATAATTAGATTATTTTTATTAAATAAATGGAAAATACGTTTGATATCTTAATTATTGCCACGTGAGGCTAAATAATCATATTGAGCTTTGGTCAAACACAGACATCCGCTTCCAGACCCATTATTACATGAAAAGTTATTTCCTACATAATTGTAAAGTTGTTCTTCTGGTATTTCTTTGGTCATTAATTCTTCAGGTAGTGGCCATTGTGCATGTTTGCAACACGATCTTGAACATAAACTTTGGTCTATTTTTGGTCCATGATTATTAGTATTCTCTAGAGATTCTTTCATTTCTTTATTTTCATTTCTACATTTCTCATCAATCATTGGTAAGATGAAAACAAAAAATAAAATTGCACCAAGAATTACAATAATTAATACTTGATTATTACTTAGCTTTGATCCCATAACTATATATATATGATAGATTTTTATATATTTTAATTATTTTTTCTAACATTAATTTAATGACCAAAAATAAATCTAATAATGATTCAAACATATTGAAACGTATTGATTCTATTAATACTGAAAAAAATAAATATATTAGTCAATTAATGGATGAAAAAAAGAAATACAAAATTGACTTTTTTAAATCTGGTAAAAATAAAATGATGGGTATTTTTGATAACAAAAAAATGATTTTAGCAGGAGACTATAATTTTTATGGAGTTTATCAACCATCTACTAATTTGTGGGTATGGGCTTCTTCAATCCCTGGTGTTGACATCAAACATATTAAAAATATTCAAAAAATAAAATCATTTTCACATCTATTTGATTCTGATACAAATCCTAAACATAATTTTTATTTTCAGTTATTGACCCAAGATGTGTTATACATACAACAGGAAAAAATGTTAGAATGGATAAATGAATTAATTTTATATTTAACTGAAGATATCTATCATTTTAATCCTATCAATTCAGACCAAAATATACAATTTTTAACATTAGCAAACATTAAAGAAAAATATTTATAGACTATGTGAGGCTATAAATTAAATAATTAAGGTTCTTTTCATAGGAATAACAATTCCATCTTCTGTAACATATTGATATTCATCACCTTCTAACTTTGAAAATGTTGCTTTGAATAAACCTCCTAGCGGATGAGAAACAATAATTTCAGAATCAGATGTTTCTACAAATTGTTTTAATGCTTCAATCTGATGATTACGTGCAGGTACATATTGATTGTTAATTTTAACTTCAACCTTATATGAAAAACAATCCATAACACGATTCATATATCCTACATATGCAGGTTCGGTGTATAATACTTTAAATTTTTGTTGATCATCTTCAACATCATATAATTTTTGTTTCGAATCTTCTAAAATTAAAACTAATTTATCCTTAATTTGTTTTAATTTATCATCTGATAATTGAATCCATGAATTATCCCATTTTGATACAATATAATATTCTGAAATATCACACCCGACCATTACAATATACTTCTGAAATACAAAATATTGTTATTTCAATTTTTAATTTGTTTTGTTATTCTTTTCTTATCTTTAGATGCTAGAGTATTAAACTCAGTAGTTTTATCAATTTTAAGACATAGTTCTATTTCTTTTATTGAAATATCTTTATTATAACCATTTAATATATTAATAAGTTCTTCTTCTTTATTCTCTTGTATTAAATGATTACATATTTTATTCAACATTAATATTTCTTGATTTGATTTATTATTAATTATTTTAGATAGATTCATGATATTTTTCCTATTAATATTTTTTAATGATGTTTTATTTAAATCTGAACTAAATTTAATGTCTTCAGTATCTATTTTATAATTGGACTTATTTTTATTTATCCAAAAAGATGTATTAATACATGTGTAAAACCCATGAATATTTTGCAAATACCAATTTTGGTCAGTATAAATACTGGTTTCAATATTGTCACCTCGAGAAATTGAATCTGATACTTTTACAATATTATGAATTATATTGGACCATGGATCTTTAGTCTTATTTAAAATTTTCTTCAAATAATTTTCATGAATCATTAATGGTAACAAAACTTTTTCTGACTCATATAATTTAATAATTGTTTCATAATCCAGATAATTATTTAATATTCTTTCTGTTGAATCAAATAATCCAATATCAATATTTTTCTCTCTGGATTTTTCAATAAATTCACTTAAATTTTTTTCTGTTGCTTTCCTATTTGTTAAATGATATGAAAATTCTTGTAATAAGTTTATTAGTCTTCTAACATCATTTTGAGAAAACATAATTAACTTTTCTATTAACTGGTCTGATTCCCAGTGTATATTTTCTTTTTGAGAAATTTTTTTGACCATTTGTTTTAACTCATTAATAGTTGGACTCATAAAAATAATTTCTTGACACCCCTTTTTTAAATCATTTAATAATTTTGAATGCTGATTATTAGATATAAAAATTAATGGAAAACTTTTAGATTTATTATTATCTTTGTATATGTCCATCACATATTTTTTCTCACTTG